CGAAGAAGTCAGAGAGGTAGACCATGACGATACTCTTAAAAATATTTATGAGTTAGTTGACTGTGCTACATTTGATGTACTTAGATTAGACGGAGTAAATGGCATCTATGTAGATGATGAAGGATTGTTTGTTGAAGACCAACGATTTTTTATTTATCATGGTACTAATCGTGACGGTTCGCATGGTAGGGTTCAAGCATTAGCAGGTAATGGTTTAGTCTTAGGAGTAGATAGTGAAGGAAATAGTATATCTCCTACATTAACTGTCGAAGAAGTACGAGAAGCAGTAGACTTCCAACCACGAGGATTTGAAGCATGGTGTTAAGAGTAACTAGAGGACAAGTATCTCACGAGCCTGTCACAGGTTCACGAGGAAAGAAAACTCATATAGGTAGAGGTAACGTGAGTTATGGTACTATGCCTAAAAGAAAACGACAAACTTATAAAGCTTATAGAGGGCAAGGAAAATGACAGTAGATATATCACAAGCAACACTAGATGTTATAAAAGCAATTAAAGAAAAGAAACAACTACAATTTGTGTATGGCTCTACTAATTGTATTAGAGAGTTAGAACCTACAGGATTTTTTGGAGACTTTGATGGGTTTGAGGGAAAAGATATTTTACTTGACGCACATAGAAAGTTTCACTTTCGTAAAGTTACTGAGTGGTTTGGTATTCCACAAGAGTACGAACTAAATATTAGTGTAGAATGTCATTCTTACCCAACAGACGAAGAAGTCAGAGAGTATTTAGAAGATATTTTAGAAGATATAAGACCTTTAGTTTATACAATAACTCCTATAGAAGAATAATGACAGAGTATGACGTACACAAGATGTATGCAGAGCAACAAGAACGTGATAGAATAACTGCTCTCCATGCTGACAAGGGGGTGTTGACAGTTTACTTTGCAGATGATACAATGGAGGTTTGGAAACTAAACTGGCGAGGAAAACTCAAAAGAATTAAAAGGAGAAAGTATGGAACGTAAAGATTATATTTATATCATAGCTTATGTATTGTTCTTTGGTTGGTTTGTGTCTACTGTTGTAGAAGAGCTAACATATCAAGACGAACAATTTAAAAAAATTAATAAATTAAATAATGATTTATTAAAAATATCTCAATATGTTGAAAGTAAAACAACAGACTTTGAATATTTAGAAAGGAAGATAGAGGATAATTCGGTGGAGTTAGACGAAGTTAAAAGACAATTACAGGAGACTCAAGACTCCGCAAATTCCTTTTATCAAATGTTTTTTGATACTCAACCGCAAAGGATTGCTAGAGAAGAAGAGAAAGAATTAGTTGAAGAGACGGAGAATCGAACACAGGACTTGCAAAGCACTCCTGCTCCCTTAGAAACTAAAGAGCAAGAGGTAGTAGAATTACCTGTCGAAGTGCCTGTCGTAAAGATAACGACTACTGCTTCTTGCCCTACCCCACACAACAGATTGATAAAATACATAGATGATATCTCTTTACGAAGAGATTATTCGTTTAGAATTTCGTATGATGTGCAAGACAACGAAATAGTAAACGTAAACTATCAACCTTCTATCCCCAACAAACTTAAACGAGGTATGCAAAACTATTTAAACTCATTCTCTTTGAGAGGTGATGTTAAGGATTGCTACATACCTATAAAAATATTAGGTAATTAGTATGGAAACATTTATTTTAACACCGACACAGTTTGAGGAATGGGATAACTTTTGTTTAGACAATGGGCAACGTATGTATGACAACAAAGATTGTTATATCAACGAGTACAATGATAATAGTAAAATGTTTCTTGTTCATGTACCCTCATCTGAACAATCAGGAATTAAAAAGTTTTTAGAAAAAGTGCTTGACACTTTCTAGAATATTGAAGTATAATGACTTCACATTAACCACTACTAAAATATAAGGAGTAAAACATATGGCAGTAGCAATAGGAAAAGCGTACTGGGCGAGCGTTACAGTACCTAACGAAACTTTTGAACCAGTCTACACAGTAGACCTAGTAATTAGTGATGAAGACGCTCAAGACTTTGCCTCACGAGGAGTCAGAGTCAAAGACTTTTCATTGAAAGATGAAAGCGGTGAACCTCAATACATAGGAAAAGCCGTAACTATCAAAAGAAAAGTTAATGCTAAGAATGGCAAAAGACCTGCACCAAAGCTCTATAATCTTAACAAAGAGCCTATGGACATTACAGTAGGTAATGGGTCGGCAGTCAAAGTTCAATACAATGAGTTTGCTTGGGATTACGCAGGTAAATCAGGTGTTAGCTTAGACTTCCAAGCTATGCAGGTGCTAGACTTAGTTCCAATGAAGTCACAAGACGGTGATGAATTGAATCCGTTTGGTGATGGGGAGGAGTTTTAATGACTGATGAAGATATCATGTTAGAAGAACCAACCAAACCTTTTATTACTATAGATGATGTACAAGTCTTTGTAGAAGATTTACCTGAGGAAGGTCAACAGATTTTCGGCAGACTTCAAAGACTGAATCAAAAGAAAGCTAATGTTACGCTTGACTTAGAAGAGTTACAAGCAGGTATTAACTTCTTTTCAAACAGAATTGTAGCAATATATAATGGAGAAGGTTCTCCCTTAGAAGAAAAGGAACTTGACGATAGCACAGAAGATAGTTAAGTTTTTTTAAAAAGTTGGCTAGGCATTACTGTGTATAGTGTCTAGCCTTTTTTATGGAACATATATGAATAATAAACTAAGTCCTTTCTACAAAACACATCAACCTTGCCCTGACTGCGGTAGTAGTGATGCTCTTTGTATCAACGAAGACAGGTCAACTAAATGTTTTAGTTGTGGAAAGTTTACACCTAAACCAAAAAACATTGTACCTATGAGTAATAATTATACTAAACCACCAACACAACCTACAGAGACAGTACACAACGGAACTTATGCACCTCTGACAGACAGGAGTATATCTAAAGAGACTGCAATGAAGTATGGAGTAAAAGTTGTATATGACTCTCAAGGTGTTCTTGCCCAACACAGATACCCTTACCATATAAACAATGAACAAACAGGTACAAAGATAAGATACGTCAAAGATAAAAACTTTAAGTTTGAAGGTACAACTACAGGTACAGGTTTGTTTGGTCAGCAACTATTCAAGGAAGGTGGTAAATATCTGACTATAGTTGAGGGTGAATGTGACGCTATGGCTACCTATGAATTGTTAGGTAGCAAGTGGGCAGTTGTCTCTATTAAGAACGGTGCTCAAGGAGCAGTACGAGATATCAAAGAGAACATTGAATACGTAGAGAGCTTTGATAATGTAGTCATTTGTTTTGACAATGATAAGCAGGGCATAGAAGCCTCACAGAAAGTAGCAAGTATCATCAAGCCACGTAAAGCTAAGATAGTTTCTATACCTAACGGTTACAAAGATGCTAACGATATGCTACGTAAAAATCTACACAAAGAGTTTACTCAAGCTTGGTGGGATGCAAAAGTATATACCCCTAGTGGCATCATCAGAGTATCGGAGAAACAAAAAGATTTCTTAGAAAGAGAAAAGAAAAGTAGTGTACCTTATCCTTGGCATGGTCTAAACAAAAAGCTTATCGGCTTACGACAAGGTGAGTTACTTACTCTAACAGGTGGCACAGGTCTCGGTAAGTCTTCTGTTACTAGAGAGCTAGAGCATTGGCTTATACATAATACAAATGATAACGTAGGAGTCATAGCCTTAGAAGAAGATTGGAGACGAACAGTAGACGGTATCTTATCTATTGAAGCTAATGATAGACTTTATATAGATGATATTAGAGACAAGTATAGAGAGCAAGACCTACTCAAAATGTTTGATAAAACCTTTGACCAAGACAAAGTATTTATTCATGCTCACTTTGGTACTAATGATATAGAAGATATCTTCTCTAAGTTACGCTATTTAATTGTAGGTTGTGACTGTCGTTGGGTGGTCGTTGACCATTTACATATGTTAGTATCAGCAACTACAGAAGGTGACGAGCGTAGAGCCATTGACTCTATCATGACTAGACTTAGAAGTTTAGTTGAAGAGACAGGTGCAGGTATCATTCTTGTATCACACTTACGTAGGGTGCAAGGTGACAAAGGGCATGAGAATGGTGTCAACGTAAGCTTATCACATCTACGAGGCTCTAATGCTATCGCTCAACTTTCGGACTGCGTTATAGCTTTAGAAAGAAATCAACAGTCAGATGATGAATTAGAATCTAGGACAACAAGATTACGTGTACTTAAATCACGTTACACAGGTGATGTAGGTCTAGCGACTGCATTAGTTTATAACAAAGATACAGGTAGATTATCTGAGTACGAGGACACAGAAATGTTGAATAGTTTTAGTGCAGATGATACAATACCATTCTAAAGGAGAAGGTATGTGGAATTAGTATTTGACATAGAGACAGATGACTTACATGCTACAGAGATACATTGTATTGTAGCTATAGACGAGAACAATAAACAGTATACCTTTGACATTATAGATGATAATATTTTAAAAGGTATAGACTTTTTAGCAGAGGCAGATAAACTTATTGGGCACAATATCATTGGCTTTGATATACCTGTTATTAAAAAACTACATGGGGTTGACTTGTGGGATAAACATAAAGTAATAGACACTTTAGTTTTGTCTAGACTTTTAAATCCTGTAAGAGAGAAAGGACACTCCTTAAAAGTTTGGGGTACAAAGCTAGGAGTAGCTAAAGATTTACCTCCTGAAAACTTTCAGGTATATACTAAAGATACTTTAAAATATTGTCTGAAAGATGTAGTTTTAAATAAACTTTTATTTGATTATCTCAAGAAAGAGTCAGCAGGTTTTTCTAAAGAAAGTATAGAGTTAGAACACCAAGTAACCTACATACTAGAACAACAAAGAATAAACGGATTTAAAATAGATATCCAATATGCTACTAATTTATTATCGGAATTAAACTGTAAGATAAAAGAAGTACAAGATGAAGTACATAGAACATTTAAACCTAAATGGGTAGGCATAAAAGAAGTAACTCCTAAAACAAAACAAGATGGAACTCTTTCCAAATCAGGTTTAACAGAGTATGAGTACGCTGACATCTTAGCATCAGGTAACATGAAACCGTTCATGCGTAAAGAGTTAGTAGAGTTTAACTTAGGTTCTCGTAAACAGATTGGAGAATATCTAATTAGTTTTGGTTGGGAGCCAAAAAAGTTTACACCAACAGGTCAACCCATAGTTGACGAAGGTACATTAAAAAATATAACTCACATCAAAGAAGCTAAACTTATCGCAGACTTTCTATTATATCAAAAAAGAATTGCACAGATTAGTTCATGGATAGATTCAGTAGAAGATGATGATAGAGTACATGGTGCAGTTTTATCTACAGGTGCTATTACAGGTCGTATGGCACACAGAAATCCTAATGTCGCTCAAGTTCCTAGCGTAAGTAGTCCTTATGGTAAAGAATGTAGAGCCTGTTGGATAGTAGATGAAGGCAATAAGCTAGTAGGTATAGATGCTAGTGGATTAGAATTAAGATTGTTGGCACACTATATGGCTGACGAGGATTATATAAATGAAATTATCAACGGAGATATTCACACAACAAACCAAAAGTCTGCAGGACTTGAATCAAGAAATCAGGCTAAAACATTCATCTATGCACTCATTTACGGTGCAGGAGACGAAAAACTTGGTACAATCGTGCAAGGAAGTAGAAAGCAAGGTAAACAACTTAGAGAATCTTTTATCAATAATAACCCTGCATTTAAAACTCTTAGAGACAGGGTTGAACGAGCGTCTGCAAGAGGATACTTAAAAGGTTTGGATGGTCGTAAGATATTTATTAGACACAAACATTCTGCTCTTAATACTTTGTTACAAGGAGCAGGTGCAATAGTTATGAAAAAAGCTTTAGTTATTTTATCGGATATGTTACAATTACAAACTATCCCTGCTAAAATAGTTGCTAACATTCATGACGAATGGCAGATAGAAGTACCTGAATCTCATGCAAATGGGGTGGGTGCACTAGCAGTTAGATGTATAGAACAAGCATCTAAAGAATATAATTTAAGATGCCCATTGACGGGTGAATTTAATATAGGAGACAGTTGGTATGAAACCCACTAAAAAAGATAGGAAGAAGTTTGATTTGGATTTACAGTATGGTACTGTTAGAGAAGAAAAGGTAGCAGATATGCTAACTAATAAAAAGATTGAAGTTAAATCAGAAAGAGATATTTGGCAAAAGTCAGGTAACATTTGTATAGAGTATGAGTCATGGGGTAAACCCTCAGGTATCAGAGCAACAGAGTCTGATTACTGGTTTCATAATCTCTGTATAGGTGATGATGAATACTGCACCCTTGTGTTCCATACAGATACTCTCCGAAAGATAGTAGATAAACTAGATACTTTTAAAACTGTATCGGGTGGAGATAACAATGCGAGTCGTATGTTTCTAGTAAACTTACAAAAACTATTCTCGTCAGATGTTATCAAAGCTTTCAAAGAAATTAAAGATGAAAAAGAAACAAACAAAAAAGAAGTTGCCTAAACTAGATACTCTTGTAGAGGATATCTATAAGACTATCGGAGTTTTATCAGAAGATAAAGCTATTAATATTCCTGAGGAGGAGTACGAGAAGTTTGGTAAAGATATGTCTGATGCCCTTAGAGGTTGGGCAACTCCTCAACCTAGACCTAAGAATGGTTTAAGAATGTCTAATATAGGTAGACCACTACGTAGATTATGGTATGACCTAAACTTATCAGACGAGCATCAAGAAAAAATAAATGCTCCTACTTTTATTAAGTTTTTGTATGGACATTTACTTGAGGTTTTACTTTTATTCTTTGTTCGTCTTTCAGGTCATGTTGTATCAGGAGAACAAAAAGAAGTATCAGTTAAAGGTATTAAAGGACATATGGATTCCATTATAGATGGAGAAGTTATAGATGTTAAGACCGCATCAGGTTATGCTTTTAAAAAGTTTAAGGAAGGTACGCTAGCACAGAATGATAGCTTTGGATATCTTGCACAACTTGCAGGATACGAAGAGGCAGAGAAAACTTCTAAGGGTGGTTTCTTAGTTATGAATAAAGAAACAGGGGAATTGACTACGTTTATTCCTGATGATTTAGAGAAGCCTAATATTGTTAATAAAATAAAAGAAGTTAAAAAAGCTATATCGCTTGACAACCCTCCTGACAGATGCTATAATGTAATACCTGACGGAGTATCAGGTAACATGAAATTACCGTCAGGATGTACCTACTGCCCTCACAAATTTGTTTGCTACGAAGACGCTAATGAAGGTCAAGGTTTAAGAACCTTTGCATATGCAAAAGGAAATGTATATTTAACTAAGGTAGAAAAGCTACCTAATGTAAAAGAAATAGTATGAATGGTAGACAAGCAAAGAAGATAAGAAAGAAATCTAAAGCATTAACTGTAGAATGGTTACAGTCATTATTGCCTGAGGAAGAGTCAGTCAAAATAACTACACAAAACTTTAAAGATTTTATGCCTGAACAAACTCATGTGTTCGCTAATAAAAAAATAATGCTTTCTTCTTTTACTCATAAATGGTTTAATAAAAAATTAAAAAAGGAATTTTATGAAACGAGGGTATCGAAAGCCACGAAAAATTAGACCTACTGAAAAGAATGTTCCTAAGGGATATGACTCAGGGTGGGAGTACACTTTACATAAAAATGTTTTATCAAAGTGGTCACATCACTCAGATAAAGTTTCTTATGTTGTAGAGCATACATACGAACCTGACTTTACAAAAGTTATAGATGGTGTAGAATACTTACTTGAAGCTAAAGGCAGGTTTTGGGATTACCAAGAATACAATAAATACGTGTGGATACGTAAGTGTCTTAAAGATAATCAAGAGTTAATCTTTTTGTTTTCTAGTCCTAGTTCTCCTATGCCACAGGCAAAGAGACGCAAAGATGGAACTAAAAGAAGCCATGCAGAGTGGGCAGAAAAAAATAATTTTAGGTGGTACTCTGAACATACACTACCTAAAGAATGGATAGAATAAATATGAAATATAAATTTAACGAAGGTAATATAATACAACAAATACATAGATATGTAGATGGTACATATGAAAGACATTACGCACAAGGTAAATATCAAGCAACTGATATGATTATTGATGCAGGGCATGGTAAAGGTTTTTGCATGGGTAATATTATGAAGTATGCTATGAGGTGTGGTAAGAAAGAAGGTAATGATGCTGAATATGATTTATTAAAAATTATACACTATGCTATAATTGCCATAGCATTAGAAGATACAGAATATCATTTAGGAGACGAGTAATGGTCGAAGACAAGGTTGGTCAGAAAGAATACTTAGGTATTAAAATAGACTATAGTA